ATCACCGTTTTACCCTCTTCACCTCTATACTCTCTATTAGAATATCCATGTCTGTCCATAGCAGTTTTGGATGCCATGCCATAGAATTTCATGCCTACTGGGTCTGGATTATCATCCTCAAATACTAAATCACCATCACACTCATCATGCCCTGATAACATACCACCAATCATTACAAAATCAGCACCGGCGGCAAATGCCTTCACTATATCACCAGAAGAGTTGCAACCACCATCTGCTATGATATGACCACCTACACCGTGAGCTGCATCGGCACATTCTATAACAGCACTTAATTGTGGATATCCTATTCCTGTCTTAATACGTGTAGTACACACACTGCCAGGCCCAACACCTACTTTAACAATATCCACACCAGCAAGAATCAACTCTGCTGTCATGTCTGCTGTTACTACGTTCCCTGCTATGATTGTTGCGTTTGGAAGCAATCCTCTCAAATTCTTAACAGATTCTACAAAATTGATGGTGTACCCATTTGCAACATCAAGACCAACAAATGCTACATCAGAATATGTATTGGCAACACCCACTATTTCAAGTATCTCTTTGTCTGATATACCAGACATAACACAGAGTTTGTTTCTTCGTTCTGCTAAGTGCCAAGGCATACCATCTTTGTTATAGTGTCTAGCAATGCACGTAACCATGCCATGAAGACTCAATTCTCCATGCATATCAAACGTACCAGTTGTGTCCATATTACTTGACATAATAGGAACCCCTGTCCATTCTTTTTGACTATGATAAAAGGTGTAGGTTCTGGACAACTCAACATCGTTCCTAGATGTTAGAGTTGATCTCTTAGGACGAATAAGTACATCAGAAAAATCTAGTTTAATATCGTCCTCAATAAGCATTAGTCTTCCAATTCTATAAACATTGCTTTAGTAGCACCACAATCAGGACAATACCAATCATCTGGTATATCTTCAAATCTGGTGCCAGGCGGGAGATTTTCTTCTTCATCTCCTAGTTCTTCGTCGTAAACATATTCACATGCCACGCATTGCCATTTTTTATAATTCATTATACAATTTCCACGAATTCATCTTTAGGGTTTCCACAGTCAGGACAACACCATTTTTTAGGAAGGTCTTCAAATCGAGTACCAGGCCCAAAACCTTCATCTTCATTACCATATTCCTCATCATAAATAAACATTCCCGTAAACCGTCCAATATGGTCGGACCATTCGTGTAGAGGAATGATATGTTTACATTGCCATTTTTTATAATGGTCAGTATTAACCATTTGCTGGACCTGGAGTCTGTGGATATACTACAGGATCTGGTAACATATATTCCTCTGTCCAGTTAAATGCTTCTCTCACTACGTTAGCAGAAAGGCCTTTATATTTTTGATGCAAAATCTTATCCTTTGCGGCGACAAGAACATCTGCTTCATCTGGATGTAATCCTTCTAACATCTGCACAAACATAGTTTCTCGTTTATTCTGTGAAAGTTGTGGATTGCCACCCTCAATGAAATGGTAAAGTTTCCTACTTTCATAAGAGAGAACATTATGTTCCGTACCTTCGGGAGCATCATTGGCGATATAAGGTACTTCACCAAAAGGCAATGCCCATTTGACTTTAGGATCAAAGGAAGATTTGAGTACCTGTCTAAGAGCATCAGTGTTATATTTTTGTAAATATGTGACCTTTTGTTGTTTAGTTTTCAGTTTAGACACCTTGTCCAAAATCTCTGAAAATAATGGGGTGTAAGTTTGTTCTGGCATTTTAGAATTCTCCTATCGATTCAGTAAGGTTCCTCAACCTTTTTTCTATAAAATAATTTAGCAACTTGCTACGATCTCCTTCTAATGCTTCTTGGTATTCTTTCAAAATTGTGATATACAGGTCATCAGGAGATAATGACAAATTAATTAGTTTCTCGTTTCTTTGATAGTTTCGTTTTATCTCTTCAGTAGGTAGACCATTTTCCTTAAACGATTCTATCTTCTTCTTTCCTAAAGGACGTTGCCGTAACCCTTCTGTAAAAGTATGATCAGGTGATAATACATTAGGTATGCCATCACTAGCATCACCCTTCAAAATATGTTCTTTTAAATATTCTTTAGGATCAGTACCATTAATCATCTTCTTTGTTATTGGACTATATTGCGACACGTTCCTATATTTATGTAGTTGAATGAAGTCCTTATCACCAGAAAGGATCAATGTCTTGCCATTGTCATATTCCAATTCAAGACATAAGGCGGCAATTATATCATCTGCTTCTGCACCATAGACTTCAAGATGCTTGTAGGGAAAGTACTCTTTAAGTTCTGATTTGATCTCGTTAAGACATTGAAAAATTGCATCCCAATCCTTATCAGATTCCTCTCTTGTTTTTTTACGGTTGCTTTTATATTGAGGAAAAAAGTCTTTTCTCCAATAATGCTTGGAATCATAGCACAACACTAGTTCACCATATTCCTCATGAAATCGTGTACGATACATACGTAACGAATTGAGAATCATATGTCGTACCGTATTACCGTCTGGTGCGGTCGTCTTCTCCATATTCAGATGCATCATGACACTTGCCACTGATATCTGATTCATATCAACTAAAATCATTTTTTAATCACTTGCATATGAGCATTAAAACTCATACTCCTTCTTTCACCTTCAACATGAAATGGATAGACAAAGTGTTTTAAATAGGAAGGGAAAATTAGCAACTTGCCAACTTCAGGTTTAAATTTTATACCATCACTTCTCATATCACACACCTCTCCATACATAAATTCGATTAAACCATTCGCAGGATAATGATCTTCAGCATCCTTTTGGTATTCACCTTCCATGTCATCAGGTATTTTTAAATAGATGACTGCTGAAAAGTCACCACTATGTTTATGCCAAGGATTATACTCCCCTGCATATTGACTAACAATCCAACTTTGGGTTAAATGGATGTTTTCTATTTTAGGCACTGTCTTATGCCCTGCCATCTTGTACCAACTATATGCTCTATTCTTATCTCTTATATAATTTAGGTAGTCCAAACAACCCCTCTTCATAGTATCAGAAAGATACTTTTTTTCAGCATCAGAGGTTATTGGTATTTGAATTTCCTTATGAACCTTACCTACCAGATTATCAGACCAATCCCACTGAGCACTCTGTTGTTCATTGTTTAGCACTCTATCTCCAACTTTGTTTACAATTTTAACAAACTTTTCTGGAACCAAAGTTTCTAAAATAGTAGGACTGAATACTTCATGCCATGTTGGGATCGTCATCTTCTAATTCACTTACAAATTTTGTTGTCTTAACAACCTTATGTATATCCAATTCTGTTGACAAAGTATTAGTCTCATCTATAGTCGAAACTGTTAATTCTTTCATAATATTACTCATTGGATGTTGTAATCCCATTTCTCTGAATATTACACTTTTGACACACTCTATTGTAAAACCCATATCATGCAAAAATTCATTAGAATCTACATCAAAACCATTCTCATGAATAGTATGTATCATCTGTATCATCAACTGTTCAGTTAATTCTTCAGCAAACAATAATTGCTCACGAAGTTTTACGGTTTCTTCGTTTGGGACTTTTACGTTTCTTTTTTTCCACGGTCCCTGTATTACGTTTTCGTTTTTTGGTTGTTTGTTCTTTTCTGACATTTTCTATTCCCTTGTCTTCGTTGAACATTTCCTGTGTATAAACCATACCTATATCTGGATACCAAGTACCTATATCACGTTTAGGATTTCCATCTTTGTCATAAGCAAGAGCAACGCATTTCCATTGTGTTCTTTTTTCCTGATGTTCGCCCCAAAAATTATCAACCCAATCTCCATCACGCAAATATTTCATCATATTGCGAACATATCCTTCATGATCACACTGTCTTGCATATGCACCTTTAATACCTTGTCTTACTCCAGCACGTTCAGCACTCGCAAGGTCTTTTTGGGTTTTAATCCACTGTTTAACTTTTTTAGGATGAGCAGGATGCTCATCAGGCAAGTCTCGTAAGGTGGGATGTATCCCACTCTGACCAAAATCAGGATTTTTCTCTGCACGTTTTGCTCTTGCCCTTTCAAGACGTTGAGATGCAGCGATCCGTTGTTCTTCAGTCATAGGTTTACGTTTCTTACGTATCTTGGGTGCTTGCCAAGTACTATTATCAGTCTTGACTTCAATTTTACGTGTCATTAATATTT